ATCGTCATCTCAGGAACTATAACTTTCCTTATCCTATCTATTTTATTATATGTTTCTTTTGGCAGTGATACATTTTTATATTTGCTTATATCAGTCATAAACCTTATACTCCTTTCTTAGATTTAAATATAGGATTTATCTCATAATATACAATAGGAGTCAAATGAAATTTTTACTTACCTTAATAATGTGTAGCTATACAGAGGGGGTATGTATGCCTGACTATAAATGGCCAGAACATTTTAATTCTACATATGATTGTATGATGTTTGGTTATGAGGAATCTAAAAATAAAATGAAAGAAATTGGCAAATCAGAGGTTAATCAACACCAAATCTATATTAGATTTACCTGTACACCTGTAGAAACTATTTAATTCATTATAAACCCTGTAGTTTCCGTGCACGTACTTCTACAGGGCCAAAGGCTCCGAGGCTACCCCCACCCTGGTGGAGGTCACGGCTTGACGTACAGGGAATAGCGCGAGGCATTATATGGACGCCGGTCCTTTTCTCAAATCATTTACACATACAACCAACCATGGACCCACTGCCATCATTCATTATATGTAAATTCAAAGTATCTACATATCCTGT